GTGAGGCATTCTTGTAATTAATAACATACTCATGTTCGAAAGAAATCACGGTAAATCGATATCTGGATAATGGCAGGGCAATTAAACCATTCAATGGTGTTCCAATAGGAGCAAGAGGTCTTCCACCCTTATCCATAGGAGATTCAATATCAATTTGAAGGTAGTCTATTTGCTTTGGAAAGTTATTTTCTTCAAAATACTTTAGATAATCAAACTTTGTAGCGTCTTGTAGTAAACAAGGGTTTTTTCGAACGGTATTGTAATCTTCGACATTTCTTTCGTCTAGATCAAAACCAACTCCAGTCCAATCATACTCAGTCTCCATCTTATAAGTAGTATTTCCACCTATTGGACCTGCTGATCCCATCTCTACATAATATCCATTTTTCTTATATTCTAGAATGTCTAAAGCAAAAGTGTCTGAGGCTTGCATCACATTGCCTTTTCCTATCATGTATGTGTTAAGCTCTTGTCTGCTCATATTATTTATTTTATCTATACGTGGATCCATCATGTTCCTCTATTTCGCTAAAGAGTTCTTTATTTAAAAGAACTGGACTATCTTTTGATCCTCTTACAAAGCATGTTGAAAAATATCGTGGTAAGTCATCAGTAACAGGCAAATTTTTATGTAATATATTCCCACCATGCATAACCAATGACCTGGCTTTAGGTTTATGAACTATTCCTAACTCAGAATACTCTAGCTCTCCTCCAGCATAATCGTCATTATAATATATACATATCCCGTATCTAATATGATATGGTTCATCGTATAGCCAGTAATCCCTATGTTCCTGGATTGTTGCTCCTTGCCTATACCGTTGAAGTGCAACACCTCCTACATATAACAATGATTCAAATAGGTTATTGACTTGATCTTCTATTTCTCTAAATACTTCTGGTTTCTCACCGTTATATTGTTTGCCATAGAAAAATCCATTTTTATAATCATCATTAACTGATAACCACCATTGCTCTTCATCTAACCCTGATGCAAACTTTAATATTTCTTCTTGTTGCTCGATAGTAACAAAATCTTCAACTTCATAAATATCTGGGGATAACCTATTAATTTTCATATTACCATTTACCAATCGGACACTTAGCATTTGCTAACATAGACTTAGCAGCCATAAAACATCCACATTTTTTGCAAGTTTGAGTCTTTGGTCTAAACCAATCACAGCCTTTACAAATATCCAGGCGAATATCTTTTATATCTTTTTCAACTCTCGGCGAACCATTAATTAAGTCAAAAGGGGTTACATCATCCATATACTTATTATAGCCTATAGAGACGACAGGAGCCGATTTAAGACATGTTTGGATCTTTGATCCATATGTTGTCTAGGGGAGGGTTTGTTATCTCTATTTTCGGCGACTTCTATATCCCGTCGAAATTAAAATCTTATATAATGATATAATAACTCTTATGAATATACAAGACTGGGCTGCTTTAATTTTAAGCGTATTAACCATAGTCGGTATTATGGCTGGCGGAATCAAATTTCTCGTAAAGCATTATCTCGTCGAACTTAAACCCAATTCAGGCTCATCTATGAAAGACCAAATTTCAAGGCTAGAAACTCGCATTAATGAAGCAGATGTTAGTCGTAAGCAGATGAAAGAAGATCATAAGGTTATGAAGGAAAAGCTAGACCATATGTATGATATTCTTTTAGAGTATATAGCTAAGACAAAATAATCTAATTTACCTATTTACCAATATATATAATATACTTAAAAACCTTAACTATAGTATATTCTTTTCTTTATATATTTTAAGTATAGCATAGACATTCCTGGGTTTTGTATCGATATCCCGTTTTGAATTATAACTTTTTATAACAATTTATTAATATGCCTTTATTATAACTTTTTGTTATTAAACTCTGTATATTCCTGGATTTTTAATAAAATAAGATATAATTTAAGAGCTAACACCTAGGTTCTACCCACCCCACCCACTGAGCTTAGGTGTTAGTTTTATGGTATAATCAATTATTATGTGCACCCCTACAATTGATAAGTATGGAGCTACTCCAGCAAATATTAAATGGACAGTAGTTCGTGGAGACAGCGCAAACCTTAAAATTGAATTTTTTGAGGACGATGAAGTAACAGAATACGATACTACAGACTGGACTTACATTGCTACAGCCTATGACCCAAGTGGTCAAGTATTAGATGACCTTCCCGTTGTTTCTGGACTTGGTTATGGGGAAATTCAGATACCCGCTTTAACTACCGCAAATTGGGGCACAGCCTATAGATCTGTAGTAGCAGAACTTTCTTTTGATTTACAAGTTGTAATTCCAGCTGGTTCTGGAGAAGGTGAAGATACAACTTGGACTCCAGTTATTGGAACTATTTGCGTCCTTGGTGATGTTAGTGGAACGAGCCTTTAATGCCTGTTGTAAAAGTATCTACTCCACAAACTAATTTGCCACCTGTTATTAAAATTGGTAAAAAAACATTTAAGGTAAAATAGTGCATGTCAAAAAGCATGGACTTTCCAAAAAAAAAATATGCTGAAACAGTTCAGCTAACTCAAGAATCATTACAAGGAAATATAGAGTATATTGCCGTACCAGGAATGACTGGAGAAAAAGGTGATATAGGACCACAAGGACCTCCAGGCCCAGAAGGAGCTAGAGGAGAACGTGGGATTCAAGGCAAAGAAGGAAAGCCTGGCCCAGAAGGACCACAAGGACCTAAAGGGGAACCTGGGAAAAGCAACGGTCAATCATACGAAAGCCAATCTGGTCAATATCCTGGGTGGGCTTATTACGAAAATAAAAATAAAAAACAAATACATCTTGGTCCAAATAGAGGAGATGATGGTTGGGTAACCTTATCAATAGACGAAGATCCAGAGAATAATATATTGTCATTTCTTCCAATAGGAGGAGTTTCATTGTGGAATCAGAACACTGGAAGAATTAATTTTAAACAACTAAAAGTAGGGGCAAAAGTCGACATTAGATATGACATTATTTTAAGCACGGACTCAAATAGCACAGAAGCTTGGCTAAGAACATATATTCCAAGAGTTGAATCACCAACAGGATATATAGGAATGTTAAAATATAAATATCCATATGAAATGTCATTTAATCAAACCCTTTACATAGATATGTCAAAGATTAAATCTGAGGGTGGAATTATTCAGGCAAGAACAGATAGCGAAAGTACCATTATTTTAAAGGGCATGTATATATCAGTGTCTTAGTGGTATAATATATTAGGAGGAATAATGGCATTTCCAGGAACTCATAATTTTAATTACTATCGTGGCGATACAGCAGAATTTGTTATCCAACCAAAAAACTCCAACGGAGAAGCATTTGATCTAACTGGTTACACTGCAATCTTTACAATTGCTAGCGCAAGAGGGCCTATTGGTGCAGCTCCAGCGTTTTCTTACACTGCATCCGCAGTAGTAAATGATGTAACAAACATTATAACTTGTAAAATTATTCCTTCACTAGGAAGAACTCTCCTAGCTGGAACACATGTATATGATGTTCAAATAACTAATACAACACCTGAACCAGATGTTATTTTTACACTTTTAACAGGAACAATTACAGTAACAAATGATATTACGGGTGCTGGTAGTGCCTGAAGTATTAGTGTCAACTGATAGTATAACGGTTGTAGGACCACCAAACATTATTGAAGTATTGGTTGATATTGGTTCAACTGGAACTCGTGGAAATAGATTTATTGTTGGTTCTGGAGATCCAAATTTAGCAACAGTACAGGGTGTTTTACTCTCAAACAATTTAATATTAAACGATATGTATATTAATACATCTCCAGGAGCAGATTATGGTTATCTTTATCAGTATGTAGCTGTTCCTGGCGCAAGCGACCAATGGATTCAGGTTCTCGATATGAATCCTGTCTTGTATTCTAAAACACACTTAACAACATACACTGCTGGAACAGCACAAATTAGCATTCCAATTGCAAACATTGTAACTATATCTGGAACTCCGCTTACAGCAGAAAATTTTAATATTCAATATAGTATTGCACATTCAGACCCCGTAGCATCATCTATGTCCATACCAGCACTTGCTGGGTCTGGAACAAACCTTGTAATTAATTTTAACGCAGTAGAGTATGACGGTACTAGTTGGGCAAACTTAACTGGAAATGTAACTACTCATCTATTTATATCAATAGTTGAAGGAATATAATAGTTTTAGTCACACTTTGTGATATAATTCTAGAGAGGTGAATCATGGCAAGTGAAAGCATAGGTACTTTAGTACCAACAAGAATTCCAAGTCTTGGAGACGCAGCTGATATTCAGGTTGCTCTTAGAACATATCATTATGGGTCTGAAAGTTTTAATACAGCTGAAACAAATACAGCAAACTTAGTTAGCCCATCAATTGCATATACACTTAATAGCCTAGACGTACGAATTGATGCTATTGAAGGAGGAGGATCTCTTTCAGCCTCAAGCTTTAACGCAAAAGGTGATTTACTTTCAGCATCAGCAAATGATGTTTTATCTGTAGTAACTGTTGGAGCAAATGGAACAATCTTAACTGCAGACAGCGCAACTGCTTCTGGATTATCATGGGCCACTCCTGCTGCAGCAACTGCTATAACTACAACATCCTCTACAACAGATGCAAAAATTGCCTGGGATACTACAAACAAGCAAATTCAAGTTGGTAATGGAACAAGCCTTTTAAATTTTCAACCATTCAATGTAAATACAACTGCCAAGACTGGAGCATATACATTTGTTTTATCTGATGCTAATACGCTAGTTCAAATGAATGGTGCTTATGCTTTTACCGTTCCACTTAACGCAACTGTTGCTTATCCTATTGGAACTCAAATACACTTAATTGCACTTACAACAGGAGTTACAGTTGCTTTCACTGCTGGAATTACTTCATATGCAACCCCAGGAGCAAAAATACGTGCAGCTGGATCAATGGCAACATTAATAAAGCTAAATACAGACACTTGGGTACTTGCAGGAGACTTGATTGCATAATGCCAATTCCAGGAGTAACGAGTTCTTCAGATAATCGCCAGCCAGGAACTCCAACTATTGGAGCTGCAACTGCTGGTAATGCTAGTGTATCTGTAGCCTTTACTTCTCCAGCAAATACTGGAAAACCTAATACATCTTTAACCTATACTGCAACAACAACTCCAAATTCAATTACAGGAACTAGTTCTACATCTCCAATTACTATTTCTGGTTTGTCTAATGGTACTTCTTATACCGCAGTTGTTAAACTAAATAATACCGTTCAAGATTCTCTAAGTTCTGCTGCTAGTAATTCATTTACTCCAGT